ACTCCTATTATTTTTTCTGTTACATTCGGCCATCTCCCGTTTACTCGGTGCCCATGATAGAACTACAGCCCACTGCGGAACATCCGGTTCCATACGACTTGTCCGACGAGCAGCCCAAGACTCATGCGGACAGCATTGCCATTGCGGTGAACACAGTAGACCTAATCAACGAGCTTGGACCTACTATAGATTTCGATGAAGGTGATTTGCACAGAGCAAGTGACCTGATTACGGGCGCAGAGAAACCCAAGGAGAAGAAGACGTTCTCCAAGTCAGCAGAGGCTGCGGCTGCACACTACCTCGTCAAGAAGTTCGACTTTCAAGCGTTCTCGGATGCGCTGCAAGCGAGGAACTTCATCACAAACAAATTGATTGCGCTGGCCGACAGCGGCGACCCAAAGGTCGAACTCAAGGCGCTGGAGTTGCTGGGCAAGCACTCAGATATCGGGCTCTTTACCGAGCGCAGCGAGATCACAATCAACCACACTACTTCTACCGCACTGGAGAACTCCATTAAAGAGAGAGTCAAACGCCTGCTAAACAGTGACGTGATAGACATAACCCCCCTGGACGACTTGGATGCGCAGTTGGGGCCAACCCAACCCGTTGAGGCGTTTGAAGAAGTGCCGCAAGAGGAATGTACCCCGGATTCCGAGGTAGAGAACAATGAGTGACATCTCCCTCAAGGACATTGAAGCCCTGATCGACAGTGGCAAGTTGTCTGAGTCGGACATGCGGGTGCTCGAAGCCCAGTTAACCAAGCTTGAGAAGCTCAAAGACCGGGAACTTTCGCAGGAGAGGTTCATCAAGTTTGTGGAGAGGGTCTGGCCGACCTTCATTTCGGGCGCTCACCACAAGAGAATGGCCAACGCGTTCGAGAGAGTGGCCGCTGGGACGTGCAAACGGCTCATCATCAACATGCCACCCCGGCATACCAAGTCAGAATTTGCGTCATACCTGCTCCCGGCTTGGTTTTTGGGCAAATTCCCGCACAAAAAGGTGATTCAAGCGTCCCACACAGCCGAGTTGGCCACGGGGTTTGGTCGAAAAGTGCGAAATTTGGTGGATACGGAGCTTTATCACGAGATTTTTCCTGATTTGACGCTCCAACAGGACTCAAAAGCAGCCGGGCGATGGAATACCAGCAAGGGCGGTGACTATTTCGCCATTGGTGTGGGCGGTGCGGTGACGGGTAAGGGCGCTGACGTGCTCATTATTGACGACCCGCACTCAGAACAAGAGGCCGCGATGGCCGCGAGCAACCCCGATGTGTATGACAAGGTGTATGAGTGGTACACGTCAGGTCCGCGTCAGCGTTTGCAGCCGGGTGGGGCGATCGTCATCGTGATGACGCGCTGGGCACAGCGAGATTTGACTGGCCAAGTGATAAAAGCTGCCGCTGCGCGGGGTGGCGAGGAGTGGGAAGTGATCGAGTTCCCGGCCATCCTGCCGTCTGGCAACCCCCTGTGGCCACAGTTCTGGAGCCTGGACGAGTTGTCTGCGCTCAAGGAGGAACTGCCTAATAGTAAGTGGCAGGCGCAGTATCAGCAGAATCCCGTGGGCAATGAGTCAGCTATTGTGAAGCGGGATTGGTGGCAGTGGTGGGAGGAGGAAGACCCACCCCAGTGCGACTACGTTTTGCAGACGTGGGACACGGCCTTTGAAAAGAACCAGCGGGCCGACTTCTCCGCTGGGACGACGTGGGGGGTGTTCAACCACAAAGGCGACGGCAACAGACCCAACATCATCTTGCTCAACACGTACAAGAAGCGCGTTGAGTGGGTGGAGTTGAAACGAGACGTGCTCAAGGAGTACAACGACTTTGAGCCTGATGGCCTGCTTATTGAGAAGAAAGCAACCGGAGCGCCGTTGATCTATGAACTCCGGGCGATGGGCATACCTGTGCAGGAGTACACGCCTAGTAAGGGGCAGGATAAGATTGCGAGATTGAATTCGGTGAGCGATATCATCGCGTCAGGAAAAGTATGGGTGCCCAAAACAAGGTGGGCAGAAGAGTTAGTAGACGAGATCGCTGCGTTTCCGTCAGGCGAGCACGATGACTTGGTAGACGCAACGACTTTGGCGCTTATGCGGTTCAGGCAGGGTGGGTTCCTCCGTCTTCCGATCGACGAGCCCGAAGAAGTTCAATGGTTTAAAAGTCCGCGCAGAGAGCGGTTCTATACAGTGTAAGGACACATCATGGCCACAGGTTCAATTGACAAAGGTTTGTATGCAGCCCCCTTGGGTCTTGAGGATTTTCCCGAGCCCGATCTGGAGATCGAAATCGAAGACCCCGAGGAAGTCACCATTGGCATAGGCGACGTTGAAATTGAATTGAAGCCGGGCGAAGACACCGACGAAGAGTTTAATGCCAACTTGGCCGAGTTCATGGACGACAGTGAGTTGCAGTCCCTGGGCGAAGAGTTGGTTGAAGAGTTTGGCAAGGATATCAATGACCGCAAGGACTGGATGCAGACCTATGTGGATGGGCTGAAGCTGCTGGGCTTGAAGTATGAGGAGCGTACTGAGCCGTGGCAGGGGGCGTGTGGTGTGTTTCACCCCATGCTCACTGAGAGCGTAGTTAGGTTCCAGAGCGAGGGTATCACCGAAACGTTCCCAGCCGCTGGGCCTGTGAAGACTGTCATTCTGGGTAAGGACACCCCGGAGGTAGAAGAAGCGGCGGCGCGAGTTCGTGAGGACATGAACTATCAGTTGACCGACGTGATGTACGAGTACCGCCCCGAGCACGAGAAGATGCTGTGGAACCTACCCATTGCGGGCTCTGCGTTCAAGAAGGTGTACTACGACCCGAGCAAGGGACGCCAGATGGCGGTGTTCATCCCCGCTGAAGATATTGTTGTGCCCTACGGCGCGAGTAACTTGGAGACTGCCGAGCGGGTCACGCACGTCATGCGCAAGACCAAGAATGAAGTGGCCAAGCTCATGGAGGCTGGGTTCTACATGGACGTGGACCTGGGCGAGCCCACGTATGACTTGGACGACATTGAGAAGCAGAAGGCCGAGGAGATGGGCATGTCTGCGATACAAGACGACCGGTATAGGTTCCTCGAGATGCACGTCGATTTGGACTTGGCTGGATATGAAGACGAGGACAAGAAGGGCCGACTGACTGGCATAGCGTTGCCATACGTTGTGACTGTTGAAAAGGGCACGCGCAAGATCGTGGCCATACGGAGAAATTGGTATGAAGGAGACAAGCTCCACATTAAGCGCCAGCACTTTGTCCACTACCAGTACATCCCAGGGTTTGGGTTCTACGGGTACGGGCTCATCCACCTCATCGGTGGGTACGCCAAGTCTGCCACCATGCTCATCCGTCAGCTTGTCGATGCAGGAACGCTGTCGAACCTCCCAGGAGGTCTCAAATCTCGTGGACTTCGCATTAAGGGTGACGACACACCGATACAGCCCGGCGAGTTCAGGGACGTAGACGTCCCCAGTGGCTCCATCAGGGACAACATCCTGCCCCTGCCATACAAAGAGCCAAGCCAAGTGCTGTACCAACTGTTTGACCGCATCGTCCAAGAGGGGCGTTCGTTTGCTTCCAGCGGCGACATGAAGGTCAGCGACATGAGCAGCCAAGCCCCCGTGGGCACCACACTGGCAATTTTGGAGCGCACTCTTAAAGTGATGGGAGCCGTGCAAGCGCGGATGCACTTCACGATGAAGCAAGAGTTCAAACTTTTGAAGGTCATCATTGCCGACTACACCCCGGACGAGTATGACTATGAGCCTATAGAGGGTAGCCGCAAGGCCAAGAAGGGTGACTATGAATTGGTGGACGTGATCCCCGTGAGCGACCCCAACGCCAGCACGATGGCCCAGAAGGTTGTGCAGTATCAGGCGGTCCTCCAGCTTGCTCAGTCAGCCCCACAGTTGTACAACCTGCCCCTGTTGCACCGTCAGATGATCGAGGTGTTGGGTGTCAAGAATGCAGCCAAGTTGGTGCCGATCGAAGACGATGCCATCCCTGTGGACCCTGTGCAGGAGAACCAGAATCTGTTGGTTATGAAGCCCGTCAAGGCGTTCATTGAGCAGAACCATGAGGCTCACATTCAGGCGCACATGGCTGCAATCCAGAATCCGAAAATTCAGCAGATGATGCAGATGAACCCACAGGCGCAGGCGATCATGGCGGCGGCGATGGCCCACGTTAATGAGCACATGGCGTTTGAGTACCGCAAACAAATCGAGATGGCTCTTGGCGCACCGTTGCCCAGCGAAGAGCAAAACAAGCACATCCCACCCGAGATTGCCGATCAGATTGCGATAGCCGTAGCGCAGGCGTCCCAGCAGCTTACACAGCAAGCACAACAGGAAGCCCAGCAACAGCAGGCTCAGCAACAGATGCAAGACCCCATCGTCCAGATGCAGATGCAGGAACTCCAGATCAAGATGGAGGAGTTGAAGCTCAAACAGCAAAAGCAACAGATCGACGCTGCGGCCAAGGCCGACCAGATGCGTATCGAAGAGTCACGTATTGCGTCTCAGAAAGAGATTGCGGCAATGCAAGTCGCGGCTACAGCAGCCGCTGCAAAAGACAAACTCTCGCGGCAAAGTGAGATGGAAGGAGTTCGTATAGGCATGGACGCGGCTAAACACCGCGCTCAAATGGCTGTACAGCAAGCGCAACGGGCAGCGCAAAAAACGCCTAGTAAACCCAAGAAGGAGTGAGATTGAACGACTACAAGTTGTTGGCTGTAGTTGCCAAAGAGATCGAGAAGATGCGACAGGAGCAAATTGCCTTTGTCGCTGCAAGTCGAGCCGATACCTTTGACGAATACAAAAAAGTCTGCGGAGTCATCCGGGGTCTGAACCTCGCAGAAAACATCATTAACGACCTTGTGCAAAAAATGGAGAAGTCTGATGACTGAGTTTGACGTAGCGGCAGTAGACCTGTCTGGAATCTTGAACACCACTGCGGAGCAAAAAGCCAAGCAGTTGCCTGACCCCAAGCGGTTTCATATGTTGTGTGTTGTTCCCGAAGCAATGGAGGAATACCACGACAGTGAAGTGGGGCTGATTAAAGATGCCAAGACAATGCACTATGAGGAAGTGCTCACTCCGGTTCTATTCGTTGTGAAGCTTGGCCCCGACTGCTATACAGACACTACCCGGTTCCCCAGTGGACCGTCGTGCAAGGAAGGTGATTTCATCATCGTCCGACCCAATTCAGGCACCCGCCTGAAGATTCATGGCCGTGAATTCCGCATCATCAACGATGACTCGGTTGAAGCAGTCGTGGAAGACCCCCGTGGAATTACACGAGCATCATAAGGAACCATCATGGCAACATTGCCCGCATTTAAAGGTGAAGACTACAAGTTTCCTGATGAACAGGAGGCCGTTGTTGAAGACAAGTTTGAGGTAGAAATCGAGGACGATACCCCTCCAGAGGACCGTGGGCGCAAGCCTATGAAGGAGCCTGTGGAAGACCCGACCGAAGACGAACTATCCTCCTATGACGAGAAGGTACAGGCTCGCATCAAGAAGTTCACCCGTGGCTATCACGATGAGCGTCGCGCCAAAGAGGAAGCTCTGCGCGAACGAGAAGCAGCCGAAACCTTCGCCCGACAAGTGTTTGAGGAGAACAAACGTCTCCAACAACAGCTTTCTACGGGTAGCAAGGCGTTTATTGAGCAGACGCAATCCACCGCTGAAATCCAGCTTGGTGCCGCCAAAAAGCGGTACAAAGAGGCTTATGAAATAGGGGATGTGGATGCACTTGCCGACGCGCAAGCGGATATCGCCAAAGCTACCTTGAGGATGGACAAAGCTTCTGACATGAAGCCTATTGAGGTGGAGGAGAAGGAATTCACCCCCGCCCAGCCCGCCGCTCCTAAGTTGGCCCCCCGCACTCAAAAGTGGATAGATGCCAACAAAGACTGGTGGGGTCAGGACGAAGAAATGACTATGACTGCTATGGGGCTTGACAAGAAGTTACAAAAGCAGTATGGTGCGGCCTATATAGGTACTGAAGAGTACTTTGAAACCATCGATAAAACGATGCGCAAAAGATTTCCTGAGCAGTTTGAAGACGCTCAGAGCGACGAGGATGACGAACCGCCTCCAAAGAAAAGAACGTCAGACCCGGCATACGAGGATGATCCTCCACGCCGTGCAACAAAACCCGCTGCGGTAGTGGCTCCGGCCTCACGTAGCACCCCGCCTAACCGTATTAAGTTAAAGGGGTCCGAAGCTGCGATCGCTCGCAGGCTTGGGGTCCCGATTGAAGAATACGCTAAACAGGTTGCCAAACTAAGAAGAGGTGAATAATGGATCAAATGCAAGTCAAAGCTGCTGAAAAAGCACAAAATCGTATGAGTCGTGAGTTGGACTCTCGTGCCGTGATGCAACGCCCAACAGCGTGGCGTCCGCCTGAGACCCTACCTATGCCAGATGAACGCCCGGGGTGGAAACACCGCTACGTTCGCATCAGTACGATGGGCACTGCTGATCCAAGCAACATTTCTTCAAAGTTACGCGAAGGCTACGAGCCGTGTAAAGCGGACGAGTATCCCGAGCTAATGATGCACGCTACCACCGAAGGTCGCTTTAAAGGCAACATTGAGGTGGGTGGACTGTTGCTCTGTCGGATTCCGACTGAGTTCTTGGAGCAGCGTATGAAATACTACGACACTCAAAATAGAGCCCAAATGGATTCCGTGGACAACAATTTTCTTCGTGATAGTGATCCTCGTATGCCTCTGTTTTCAGAGAAAAAGACGAAGGTTACTTTCGGTTCTGGTTCATAAACTTGGAGTCTTAAATGGCATATCCTACGATCGACAAGCCTTACGGCTTGAAGCCGATCAATCTGTACGGTGGTACACCCTTCGCGGGCGCTACTCGCCAGTATCGGATTGCTTCGGCATACAACACTGGAATTTTTTACGGTGATGTTGTTGAGATGATTAACGATGGCACGATTATCAAATCTGCTATTACGACCGCTCGCGCAACCGTAACGACTTCACAGGTCATTGGCATTTTCTTGGGCTGCTCTTACGTTAACGCGCAAGGTCAGACCACTTTTGCCCAATACTTCCCTGCAAACACCACGGCTCCTACGGGTACGTTCATTACCGCTTACGTGTGTAATGACCCCAACACCCTGTTCAAAGCTGTGATTGCCGCAGGCACAACTGCTGATGGTGCAGCCTCTGGCTTGTTGCCTTCTAGCACTACGCAATTTACCGTCATTGGTACTAACGTAGAGTTGGTGCAGAACAGCGGTTTGACGACTACTGGCGATAGCCGCGTAGCCGTTGCAGCTTCCGCCACCACTGGAACCTTGCCCATGAACGTTGTTGACGTTGTTCAAGACACGTCTTATGTCAACGGTTCTGGCAACGTTGTGTTCCCCGAGGTCATCGTTCGTTGGAACTTTGAGATTCATACCACCACTATCGCTTCTGGCGTTTAATCAAGGAGCTAAATCATGGCTATTTCACGCGCACAACTGCTGAAAGAGTTGCTCCCTGGTCTGAACGCTTTGTTCGGTATGGAGTATTCTCGTTACGGCGAAGAACACAAGGAAATCTACGAGACTGAGACTTCCGAGCGTTCGTTTGAAGAAGAGACCAAACTGTCTGGATTCTCCGCCGCTCCGGTGAAGAACGAAGGCTCTGCAATTGCTTATGACAATGCGCAGGAAGCTTGGTCAACCCGCTATACGCACGAAACCATCGCCTTGGGTTTCTCGATCACTGAAGAAGCGGTCGAAGATAACTTGTACGACAGCTTGTCTGCTCGTTACACCAAGTCGCTGGCTCGCGCTATGGCTTACACCAAGCAAGTCAAGGCTGCTTCGGTCATTAACAACGGTTTCTCCAACACCTACGCAGGTGGTGATGGCGTTTCCCTGTTCAATGCCAGCCACCCCTTGATCTCCGGTGGTGTCAACAGCAACACTCCCTCCACTCAAGCTGATTTGAACGAGACTTCTTTGGAAGCCGCCGTTATTCAGATCGCCGCTTGGACGGATGAGCGTGGTTTGTTGATCGCAGCCAAGCCCAAGAAGATGGTTGTTCCCCCTGCCCTGATGTTCGTGGCCAAGCGTTTGCTGGACACCGAACTGCGGGTCTCTACTGCTGATAACGATATCAACGCTATCAAGCAGATGGGCGCAATCCCTGAAGGCTACTGTGTCAATCACTTCTTGACTGACACCAATGGTTGGTACCTGACCACTGACGTGCCCAACGGTATGAAGCACTTTGTCCGCACCCCCTTGCAGAACAGCATGGACGGTGATTTCGACACTGGCAACGTCCGCTACAAGGCCCGTGAGCGTTACAGCTTCGGCTGGTCTGATCCCCTCGGTATGTGGGGTTCTTCAGGTTCGACCTGATGAGACTGAAAAAGGGGCCTTGTGCCCCTTTTTCTTTTGGTGTATATTGCACTCATTCCGGGGTTCCCGGTGTATCTGACAGTCCCGGCTGACGACATGCAGACAGATACGCCCCACTTGCATGTAAGGAAAAATCATGGCAAATACCACGTTTAACGGCCCAGTTCGTTCTGAAAACGGCTTTCAAGACATTTCTATTAACGCAACAACTGGCGCAGTTACAGTTGACGCTACGTTTGGTGCTACTACTAGCGTAACCAACTTAACTACTACAAATCTGGTCTTCACAGACCAAAACCACCCTACAACTGCCGCTATTAACGCAACAGCCACAGCGACTGCTGCAGAAGTTGCTACCGGCTACATCACAGTAACTTCAGCCACTGCGGTAGTTATCACGTTGCCCACAGGCACCTTGCTTGGCGCTGCTCTTGGAGCCACCAAAGGCACTGTGTTGGACTTGTACATTGACAACACTGCAAGCACAAGCTCGGGCGCTGTGACTGTTGCTGTAGCCACCAACGGTATCTTGTCAAGCGCTGCCGCTGACACCCCTGGTAGCTTCGGTGATTTGACTATTCCCGTTGGCGCTACTGGCTTGGCACGATTCACCATCATGTTCTCCAGCGCCACGGCATACGTGTTTACACGCACCGCTTAATCAACCCAACGGGGCTACGCCCCCTGTTAAAAAAGGAGTTTGATTATGACGATGCAAACAGACGTAAAAGCAGGACACCTTAACAACTCGGGTTTTGTTGTTTTGGGGCGAAACAGGATCAAAGCTGTTTCCACGGTTGGCACAGCTACGGCTGGAACACTGGATATCTTTGACACCACCACAGCGCCTGTTTCTGCGACATACGCAAGGACTACGACGCTCATTACGGTTACAAAAGTAGCTCATGGTTTGGTTACCGGGGACGTAGTGGGGATTGCGTTTGCAACGGCAAGCGGGTCATCAGGCACAAACGGCAACTATTCCATCACGCGCACAGGCGCGGACACCTTCACAGTCACGGACATCAACTCTGGAACTATCGCAGGGGGCACGGCGGCAACATATTCATCGCTGTGGGTTGTCAGTTACGATATTGGAGCAGGGGACTTGTTTGGTAATTTTGCACTGATTCCCGGCGAAGGAATACTGGTTAAAAACGGTATTTACTTTAGCATGTCCAACATAACTTCTGCTAACGTGTACTATGGCTAAGTCACCTGCATGGCAACGCAAGGAAGGCAAATCCGAGAAGGGCGGCTTGAACGCCAAGGGACGGGCTTCCTACAACGCAGCCAATCCGGGCAAGCCGGGGTTAAAAGCCCCGCAGCCCAAGGGAGGCAGCAGGCGCGACTCTTTCTGTGCAAGGATGACTGGGATGAAGAAAAAGCTGACATCCGAGAAGACAGCCAACGACCCAAACAGTCGGATTAACAAGAGCCTACGGGCTTGGAATTGCGCCGAGGGTGGGTATGTGAACTCAGCAGATGGCATCGCCACCAAAGGCAAAACTAAGGGTAGGTTTGTCTGATGGAGATGGCTATCTGGAACGCTATTTTGACGGCCTTTCTGGGGCTACTGGGTTGGAATCTGAAAGAGAAGTCCGATGAGATCAAACGCCTTCAGATTTTGATTAACAAGACCCGAGAAGAAATGCCCAAAGAGTACGTGACCAAGATAGATTTGCACACAGATATCAATCGAATCATGGACAGGTTGGACAGGCTAGAAACCAAGATCGACATGTTTATGAAGGAGCAGCGAAGTGCCCTCAGTTAGCAAGAAACAACATAACTTCATGGCGGCGGTGGCCAACAATCCAGCGTTTGCCAAGAAGGTTGGGGTCCCTAAAAGCGTGGGGCAAGATTTTGCCGCCGCTGACAAAGGCAAGAAGTTTGGCGCGGGTACCCGTGCTGATTTGCAAGGTGTGAACAAGCCCAAAACCAATCAGGGCAAAACTGAACTCTTTAACAAAGGTGGCGAAATGAAAGAATCTAAAGCAATGGTCGGTAAAGAAATGGCCTTCATGAAGAAAAAAGGCGCTCCTGCTTCCATGATAAAACATGAGAAGGCCGAGATGACGGGCATGAAAAAAGGTGGCATGAAGAAGATGGCCTCTGGTGGCATCGCCGCTTCAAAAATGGGTTCTGTTAGAACCGCCGCTCCCAGTGTGGACGGACTTGCTGCCAAGGGTAAAACCAAGGGCACTCAAGTCAAGATGACTGGTAGCAAACCTTTGGGTATGAAAATGGGCGGCAAAGTCCGCTAAAAGGAGTTTGACATGGCACGAGGACGAGATTTAGCTGGGCTTGCAGCCCTTGCTGGGTTGGCCTACATGGCCAACAAAAAAGGCAAAGAAACCACCGGGGTTGACCCCGATGCGGCTATGGGCGCTGGCGCAGTTTCCCCCGAGGACGCCCGTGGCAACGCCGAGATGGCGCGTATGGCAGCTTTAGACAACCCTGACTTTGAGCCCGGTATGTACACGAAGGAGCCCGGTGGGGATTCCGCGCCTGCACCCGCTCGTGCCGCTCCTACTCGTTCTGCTGCTAAAGCTACCGCTGCGGCCCCTGTTCGTACCCCCGGAAATCGTGACTTAGAGAAGGGTGTGTCCAGAGGTTCTGGTGCTGGCAGAGCAAGCAGGTATGACTACAGCAATGAAGGTAGGGGTAAAGAGCGCCTTATCCTTGGCAACACAACTGGAAGTACGGAAGAAGGCATGAAGGGGTATGTTCCTCGTCGTGCTCCAGCAGCTAACCCCGACTACGGCAACGAAGGCCGGACATACGATCCAAAAGTTAAACCCAAGGCTAAGTACGAGACCCCGTATGACCGTATGAACCGCGAAAATCGCGAAGCAGGGATTAAGTTTAAAAAAGGTGGCGTGGTCAAGAAAATGGCCAACGGTGGTGTGACTTCGGCTTCTAAACGTGCTGACGGTATTGCCTCTCGTGGCAAGACTAAGTGCAAAATGTATTGAGGTAAATCATGGGGCGCTTTACAAGACATGGCATGGACAACCAACCGCTTGAGGGCGGTGGCGGGGGTGGGAGTGGTATTGCCAGCAAAATTAGAAATGCTATTGGTGCCGCTGGTGCTGCCGGGGTAGCAGCCACTCCTATTGGTGTTGCCTATAAGGCCAATGAGTTGGCAAAAGAACGTGAAGCCGCTGCTGGAAAGAAGCGGGAGGCCGCTGCTGAAGTAAAGCGGGAATCCCGTGGTGTTGATAAGTCTGGTACTGACAGAGCGCGGGAAGCCGCCAAAGTTATTTCAGACGATGAGAAGTACACTAAGGAAACCCCGGATCAAAAGTACGCCAAGGGTGGTACTGCCTCGTCTCGTGCCGATGGGTGTGCTGTGCGGGGTAAAACTCGTGGGACGATCATCAAATGATGGCCAGCCGTGGGATGGGGGCAATCAACCCCAAGAAGATGCCGACCAAGAAGGTCATCCATCGCACGGATGACCCCAACGATGTGGACATGTACAAAGAAGGCGGCGGGGTGAATGCTGCTGGCAATTACACCAAACCGGGTATGCGTAAGTCGCTGTTCAATTCCATCAAGAATTCAGCAACGCAGGGTACGGCGGCAGGTCAGTGGTCAGCCAGAAAAGCGCAGTTGCTGGCCAAACGGTACAAGGCAAAAGGCGGGGGGTACAGAGATTGAAAGCGCCGCAGGCTTCCCTTAAAAATTGGACTGACCAAAAATGGAGAACCAAAAGTGGAAAACCGTCTAGCAAAACAGGTGAGCGATACCTTCCAGAAGCTGCGATCAAAAGTCTCAGCCCTGCTGAGTACGCTGCGACAACGCGGGCAAAGCGAGCAGGTAAAAAAGCCGGAAAACAATTCGTAGCGCAACCAAAAAGCATTGCGAAGAAAACAGCAGGGTTTAGATAATGGCAGTCACATCTGGCGCAACAACATTCAACCTTGACCTGACAGAGTTGGTCGAGGAAGCCTACGAGCGTGCTGGCTCAGAGTTGCGCACGGGTTACGACTTGCGTACAGCGCGGCGCAGCCTCAACATCATGTTTGCAGATTGGGCCAGTCGCGGCATCAATATGTGGACGTTTGAGCCGGGCATTATTGACTTGGTTCAAGGGCAAAACACCTACGCACTGCCAGACGACACCATTGATCTGCTGGAGCATGTGATTCGCACGGGTGGGAACGTGGCGGCAACGCAAGCTGACTTGACCATCACCCGTATCAGTGTTTCTACCTACGCTACGATCCCCAACAAAATTCAACAAGCTCGCCCAATTCAAGTGTGGGTGCAGCGGTTCAATGGCCAGAACTCGCCCGTGAGCGCGACTCTGAGCACCACAATTACTTCGTCGTCTACTGAGATTGTGTTGAGCAATGCTACGGGTTTACCCGCATCTGGCTTCATTAAAATTGACAGCGAGATCATCAACTACGGGTACATAACAGGCAATACCCTGTATAGCTGCTTCCGTGGCCAACAAAACACCACTGCGGCGGCTCACACTGCTGGGGCAATTGTGTATTGGGCGCAAGTCCCAGCCGTCACAGTTTGGCCGACTCCCGACAATGCCCAGACGTATCAGTTCGTGTACTGGAGGCTGCGCCGTACCCAAGATGCAGGCGGCGGTGTCAACGTCATGGACGTGCCGTTCAGGTTCATCCCCTGTATGGCAGCGGGCTTGTCCTACTACATTGCTGGCAAGATTCCTTCTGGTTTTGAGCGTATTCCCATGCTGAAGTCTCAATACGACGAAGCATGGCAGATAGCGGCTGGTGAAGACCAAGAGAAAGCGTCTGTTCGCTTTGTGCCGCGACAACAGTTCATTGGAGGTACGTAATGGCAAAAGTTAAACGATTTGATGAAGGTGGCGATGTCGGTAAAGCATTGCTAGGTGGGCTTGGGGTCATTCCCGGCATGGCGTTACGGGCGCTTGGAATGAAGTCAGGGCTAGGAGAAGGCGCGGGTGGTGAGGGTATTGGGCTGCTGGAAAAAGCAATGAAGGACAAAGAAGCGCAGAAACAGATGGCTATGCAAGCTATGCCCGTCGCCGCAGCCACCACGATGAAGAAAGGTGGCCTGACTGCTTCCCGCCGTGCTGATGGCATTGCTTCCCGTGGTAAGACCAAGGGAAGATTTGTCTAATGGGAAATAGGTTCGCCTCTGGTAAAAATGCGATCTCCCAGTGCGATCGCTGTGACCAGCGTTTTAAGCTGACGCTTTTGAAGCGTGAAGTCATCAAGGGGCGTAACTACGATCTTTTGGTTTGCCCAGAGTGTTGGGACCCAGATCAGCCACAATTGCACTTGGGCGAGTTTCCAGTAGACGACCCACAGGGTTTGCGTAATCCCCGTCCTGATCGGAGCTATGTGCTGTCAGGGACAAGCGGGTTGCAGATCAATGTGAACGGTGGGACTGGGCCTACGGGCACGGGAACTGTGGAAGCGGGTAGCCGAATCTTTCAGTGGGGGTGGAGCCCTGTGGGGGGATCATCATTTTTTGACGCGGCCCTCACACCAAATAACTTGGTTTTGAGCGTGCAATTGGGTACAGTATCGGTATCAACGACATAAGGAGTCGAAATGGACACGAAGACAGTGAAGAAAATTGCCGACAAGGAAGTCATGGCGCATGAAAAACGCCTGCACCCCAGTGCAAAAAAGATGGCTGCTGGTGGCAAGACCAACTCCCAGATGCTCAAGTATGGGCGTAATATGGCCAAAGTAATGAACCAGCGTAGCCCTGGTCGTGGAGGCTGATATGGCAACCTACAAGGTACCGAAAAAAGTAGCCACTGTGGTCGTTGGCGAAGAGCCAGCCAAAGAGACGATGCGTAAAGCAAACGTGTCTGTGGCCAACACACGTAGCCAAGACTATCCCCCCACCAAGACCAGCGGCATCAAAATCCGTGGTACTGGCGCGGCTACTAAAGGCTTGATGGCCAGAGGCCCAATGGCATGAACTACACCGAGTTGTACAACACAATTCAGTCGTACACCGAGAATCAGTTTCCGGATGTATATCTGGCGAGTGGAAGTACTGTGTCTGCAACGACGCAGATCAATACTTTCATCACGCAGGCTGAACAACGTATATACAACTCGGTTCAGTTCCCCTCGTTGCGTAAAAACCAGTACAGCCCAATTACTGTAAACAACAAGTACGTGTCTTTACCCAACGACTTCTTGTCTGTGTATTCTTTGGCGTTGGTAACAGGTGTCACGGGCGGAAACTTGGATACGGGCACGTTTGAGTACCTGCTCAACAAAGATGTAAACTTCATCCGTCAGGCGTACCCAACGCCAAACGATACGGGCGCACCAAAATACTACGCTTTGTTTGGCCCAACAATTGTCAGTTCAGCAATCACAAACGAGTTGTCTCTTATTCTTGGCCCTACGCCAGATGCAACGTACTACGTTGAGTTGCACTATTACTATTACCCTGAGTCCATCACTACGGTAGCATCTGGCCAAACATGGCTTGGCGATAACTTTGATTCTGTGTTGCTGTACGGGTCTTTGGTAGAAGCCTACACCTTTATGAAGGGTGAAGTGGACATCATCACTGGGTACAACCAAAAGTACATGGAAGCTCTTGCATTGGCCAAACGTTTGGGCGATGGTCTGGAGCGTAGCGATGCGTATCGCAGTGGGCAGTACCGCACACCTGCGTTGCCACAGAATACTGGGGTGCTGTAATGGCGTTTACAGGCAACTTCAGTTGCAACACCCTTCGCTCTGGGCTGGCAAACGGGTCGTTTAACTTCTCAACGGATGTTTTTCGTTTGGCGTTGTACACCAACGCAGCCACGCTTGACGAGACCACCACTGCGTACACCACGACTGGAGAAGCTTCCGGGGGTAACTATGCCGCTGGGGGCCAAGTGGTTACTGCAACTGTAGGCACGGAAACCACTTCTGCTGGAAGCATTGTGTTCATTAATTTCTCGTCCCCTGTTTGGACGGGAGTTATCACTGCCAGGGGCGCACTGATTTACAAGGCCGGGGATAATGGCGCTGTATGCGTATTAGACTTTGCCAATGATAAAACTTCGGCTAATACTTTCACCGTGACGATGCCTGCAAACACAAGCACGTCAGCACTCATAAGGATTGTGTAATGGCACTAGTAACCACAACCAAAGGCAACATGGACGAATCTTTGCTTGAAAAGCGAGAGGGAACCGTGGACAATGACAATGAACTCACCACTTGGGTTGAGTATTGGCTGGAAGGTGAGCTTGTTCACCGCTCTGCCCATGTGACCCTGAAAAAAACAGCCGTCTTTGGTGGCGGTGAAACAGCTTCTTTTGCTTAAAGGATAAATCATGGCAAATACCCAATCAATGTGCACCTCCTTCATGGGTGAGTTGCTGACGGCAACGCACAACTTTGGCACTGCGCCCATTCGTGCAGCTTCTACCGCTGATACTTTCAGGGGTGCTTTGTACTTGGCTTCTGCAACCATCAACGCATCAACCACTGTGTATTCATCGACAGGTGAAGTAACGGGTACAGGCTATTCTGCTGGAGGTGTGGTGGTAACAAACGCAACTGCGCCTACTGCAACCAACGCATCAGCTACGGCGGGCGTAGCCTACTGGACGCCATCCGCAAGCTTGGTGTACACCTCAGTAACTTTGACCACGGCGTTCGACGCTGTGTTGATCTACAACGCATCACAAAGCAACAAGGCGGTGAGTGTCCACACGTTTGGTTCACAGACCATTACGGCGGGTACTTTTACCTTGACAATGCCTGTAAACAACACCACCACAGCATTGTTGCGTTTGGCTACAACCTAAGCGGAGGCGGCGTAGGCCGTAAGCCATGTTTGGTATATCCGCATACGCACAGTCACCATATGCCGCTCTTGGCGAGAACATAATTGTTGTCGCCCTTACGGGCGTGTCTGCGTCTGGAAACGCGGGTACTGTTGGGGTTGAGCATACCAATGACCTGACGGGGGTTTTGGCCACAGGAGATGTAGGTACTGTTGTTGCCACAGGGTCGCAGGCGATAACGGGCAATCAGGCAATAGGTGACGTTGGGACGGTTGTACAGAGTATTTCGGTTGCCCTGACCGGGGTTCTTTGTTCACCCGATGTTGGCGGGGTAGATGAAACCAATCTACCTGAAATACAAGAAGTCCATGCCAACGGTGAAGTTGGTACGGTAGTCTCGGTTTTGTCGATTGCCCTTTCGGGGGTATCTGCTTCCGGGGCAGTAGGGACAGTAACCCAAAGCCAAGAAGCTGCGTTGACAGGTGTCCAGGCTTCTGGCGATGTTGGGACGATGATCTACAACGAGTCGGATGCAACATCTGGTGATGTGGCTACAGGCGAAGTTGGTACGGTAGCCCCAGGTATTTCGGTTGCATTGACCAGCGCCACTGCATCGGGCGCAGTTGGTGACATTAATTACACCCAGGTTGGGTTCTTGACTACGGACTCAGCGGAGGGTTATGCCGGGACAGTTGGGCCAGTTATTTCAGTGGCTTTGTCAGGGGTTCAGGCCGCAGGTGCAGTTGGAGATGTGTTTTCCGTCTACTGGAAGTTGGTGGATGACAGTCAGACCGCAAACTGGCAAAATGTTAACAACTCTCAAGCTGCTGGCTGGGCATTGGTGGACAACGCAGAAACAGCCAACTGGGTCTTGGTTGAAACGGATTAAGGACACTCATGGCTTTCGTACTTGCAGACCGGGTAAAAGAGACTACCACTACGACTGGTACGGGGACAGTGACGCTTCTCGGGGCATCTACTGGGTATCAGTCGTTTTCAGCTATTGGCAACGCCAACACCACCTACTACACAATTGCAAGCCAAACGCTTTCTGAATGGGAAGTGGGCATTGGCACATACACTTCATCTGGGACAACGCTGGCCCGCACGACAGTCATTTCGTCCAGCAACTCAGGTTCATTGGTTAACTTCAGCGCAGGCACAAAAGATGTGTTTGTCACGTACCCGGCAGAATTCACAGCCAACGCTATAGGCGGGGGTATTGGGGCGGTGCTGTTGAACGCAGACACTGCCACGGTAAGCGGGACAATTTCTACTGGGCAGAACGGGTTCACAGTTGGGCCGTTGACAATTAACAGCGGCGTGACCATCACGGTTGCTTCAGGGCAAAGGCACGTAATCATATGAGCACGATTAAATCATCTACCACCAGCACGACTGCATACCAAGTAGTTGCCGACACCACGGGCACGTTGGTGTTTCAGACCGGGGCTACGCCGACTACGGCTTTGACGATTGGGACAGACCAGTCTGTTACTTTTGCTGGGGCCGTTTCTTCTACGGGCAATCAAACTGTTACGGGCAACCTGACGGTAAACGGAAACACCACGCTGGGTGACGCAAGCACAGACACTGTACTGATGACAGGTGCGCCTTCTATTGGTGGCGCTGGCTTGGGCATGGGAATGGGGTTCCGCAACCGCATCATCAATGGTGCAATGGTGATTTACCAGCGTAATGCTGGGGCATCACTTAGCCTGTCTAGTACGCCTACTTATCTTGTTGATCGCTGGGAAACCAGATTGGGTACATCAACAAGCAGCACTGCGCAGCAATCTTCAACTGCCCCAGCGGGATTTGTAAACAGTGTATTGTTAACAATCGGCACAGGCGCATCTCCTTCTGCTTCAACTGGAACAAATTACTTTAACCAAAAGATCGAAGGGTTTAACTGCGCCGATCTTGGTTGGGGTACATCGAATGCAGTTCCTGTAACTGTAAGTTTTTGGGTTCGTTCAAGTTTGACAGGAACTTTTGGCGTTACTGTTTGTAATGACGGGCTTACTCGTTCTTATCCAACATCGTACACAATCAGTGCAGCAAACACTTGGGAACAAAAAACAATAACAGTCCCAGGTTCCACCAGCGGAACTTTTACCACCAACAACACGGGTTCTGTTCGTTTAATTTTTGATTGGGGTAACGGGTCTGACTACAAAGGAACCGCTAATACATGGGCAAATGCTGACTATCGCGGGGGAGCAACTGGCACTCAAAGTATTTGCGCCACATCAGGCGCTACTTGGTATGTCACAGGCGTACAGTTGGAAAAAGGCTCAACAGCAACTGCTTTTGACTACCGCCCCATTGGCACTGAGTCAAATCTTTGCTATAGATACTTTTACAGGCGTTGGCACACTGCTGCAAACGCTGGAAATACACAGACATATCCAGGTTCTATTCTTGGAGTTGCAAACTCAACTTCTTCTCTTATTGTGGGAACAGCATTTCCTGTTCCGTTAAGAGCGACCCCATCATTTACCCTTTATCAAAACGGTGTATCTGGGAGAATATGGAATGCAGACACCGCAGGTTCTGTGGCAATAACTCTTAGTCAAAATTGGTGGGATACAAACGGGGTGGCGGGATTGCTGGCTACTTCCGCTGTTCTTACAATTGGGGTAGGTTATGGATATGACTTTGATGTTTCAGCGGAGCTTTGATTATGTACAAACTTTTACCAAGCACCCCATTTGGCCCAGCAACTTGTGTCATGCGAATTGCTGATAACACATACATACCGTTTGCTGAAGACAACACCGACTACCAAGCCTATTTGAAATGGCTGGCAGAGGGCAACACGCCTGAACCAGCAGACGAACAAGGAGCCTGACATGGCCGCATCAATCAACGCAGACAATGGCGCAGTCAGCGGCTCCGCTGGCCTTAAATCGACCGCAGATTCCACAGGCGTCTTGGCACTCCAGACCAACGGGACTACGGCTTTGACGATTGGGACAGACCAGTCTGTGACGATGGCAGGAACACTTGGTGTGACGGGAAAGGTAACCAAGGCATCTATGCCTACTGGTAGCGTACTACAAGTCGTTCAAGCATCTACTTCCAGCCAATTCGATTCAACCTCAACAACTTACGCAGATTCAAATCTAACAGCAAGTATTACACCAACAAGTGCCACAAGCAAAATTTTGGTATTGGTAAATCAGCACATATTTGCTGCTGGAGGGGCTGCTGTCGGGTATGGTTTTCAAACAAATGCTGGCGTAAAGTTAGTAAGAGGTGCTACTGACCTTGTTACTCCTAGTAGTGATAGTGGTGGCAAAGGTTCAATATTTTTATCAACTGGAGTTGCTCCTGCGTCTGGATCTATTGTAATTGCTGGATATGTTAGCTTTACCTATCTTGACTCGCCAGCAACAACATCATCAACAACTTATAAAACTCAAGTTGCATTAGGAACTTCTGGAATGGGTCATGCTTATGCAAATTCATCAAATCCATCATTTATCACCCTTATGGAGATTGCCGCATGAATCAAATTACTAAATCAACAGCAATTCTTTCGCTAGTACCAAATGCAGAGTTTGTGAATCGTGAGGGCGTGATTGAATGGCATAACCCATCAACAGCACCAGTTTCTGATGAACAGATTGACCAAGAACTTATCCGCTTGCAACAGCAATATGAATTAGATTCATACAAGCGTAACCGATTGGCTGAGTACCCCCCAATTACAGATTACATTGACGGTGTTGTAAAAGGTGACCAAGCGCAGATCGATGCGTATATTGCCGCTTGCCAAGCAGTCAAAGCCAAGTACCCCAAAGGAGCATAACCATGTCACTGATTCTCTCAGGCACAGACGGGCTGTCGGATATTGACGGTTCTGCCGCAACCCCTGCTATCAGGGGAACGGACGCAAACACAGGTATCTTCTTTCCTGCGGCTGACACCATTGCCTTTGCTGAAGGAGGTGCGGAAGTGGCAAGGTTTGATTCAAGCGGCCAATTGGGTATCGGAACTACAACGCCAGACGCTCTTTTGCACGCATACAAAACATCCGGAAAGGTTGCCACCTTTGGAAATAATGTAAACAACAATGGAAACTACATTGTTTTGGGTGGCACTGTATCTAATAAAAACTGGGTGCTTGCAAACAACATGATTGTTGGGGGTGAGTTTGGTGTTGGCAGAACAAGTGCTAATGGCGGAACAACTATTGGGTCAGCATACGATTTAATGATCAACTCCAGCGGTCAATTAATTCTTGGAGATACAACTGCTGATGGTCGATTAAAAGTTGTTGAAACTGCGGCTGGTGCTGGTGTCACTTTTTACAATAGCGCAAATAATTCTGCTGGACAGATTGGAACAACCAATGAAGCAGGGGTCGCTAATAGTTTGGAAATAAATGCCTATCGTGGTAGTGGCAGAATTGTTTTTAAGACGAATAATACTTATGCCGCCTCATTCGACTCCAGCGGTCGATTGCTTTTGGGTACTACGACTGTTGGAACCGATGGGCCAAGGATTACTGTTGCAAATTCAAATAATACACAAACATGGCAATTAGGAACAATAGCAGCTTTTACTCCTTTTTATGTATACAACAATTCAACCGTTGGTGTCTATATAACAAATGGTGGAACATCATGGAGTTCAAGTTCAGATGAACGAATAAAAGACATTATTGAGCCTATTGAAAACGCAATTACCAAAGTATCTGCGTTAAGGGCGGTTATTGGAAAATATAAAACAGATGAAGAAGGCACTCGTAGAAGTTTTCTAATTGCTCAAGATGTTCAGGCTGTATTCCCGGAGGCAATAAATGTTCAAGAAGATGAGCAAGGTACTTTGGGGTTGCAATACACAGAAATAATCCCATTGCTGGTTGCCGCAATCAAGGAACAGTCTGCCCTCATCACAACCCTCACCGCCCGTATCGCTGCACTGGAGTCAGCATGATTAAACTGGAACTGCCAATTGACGCTGTAAACATGATCCTTGGGGCTTTAGGGGAACTCCCAGCCAAGACCAATGCAATGGCCCTGGCGCTTACAATCAAAAGCCAAGCTGACCCTCAAGTGCCCAAAGAAGAACCTGCTAAGGAAAACCAATGAGTACGTATTCATCAAATCTGCGGATTGAACTCATCACCAACGGCACCCAGGCGGGTACGTGGGGGGACACGACCAACAACAACTTGGCCTATGTACTGGATTCGTCCATTGCGGGGTATCAGACGGTCAGCGTCACTTCTGCAAGCCAAGCCCTGACATACACAAGCGGGCCGACTGCAACGGCTTCCGCCAACCAGTCTGTATACGCCATGTTGCGGTTCACCACCACGACTGGGGCAGCTTTTGCCGTATATGCACCCCCCGCCTCCAAAGCGTACATTGTTTGGAACAACAGTGGGTATTCAATGACCATTTACAACTCGTCTGTAATTGGTAACACCACAGCGGCGGGTACGGGAATCACGGTTGCCAACGGGGATAAAGTTGTTGTTTGGTCTGATGCAACCAATTTCTACGACATCAAAACCAACAACATCACGGGCACTGTAGCCATTGCCAACGGCGGCACCGGGCAGACCACAGCCAACGCAGCACTGAACGCTTTGCTACCAAGCCAAGGCACCAACGCCAACAAATACTTACAAACTGACGGAACCAACTCAAGCTGGGATGCGATCAGCCTGAGTACAGCCGACATTACAGGTACCCTGGCGCTGACAAATGGTGGCACTGGTGCCACTACGGCTTCTGGGGCAAGGACTAACTTGGGACTGGCCATCGGTACAGACGTACCCGCCCCCACGGGCACAGGCGCATCAGGCACTTGGGGCATTAACATCTCTGGCAACGCTGCCACCGCGACAAGTGCAACTTCAGCCACTAACGCCACCAATGCAACAAACGCCACCAATGCAACAACTGCAACAACTGCGACAACTGCCAATGCCGTAGCTGCCGGGGCCGTGGGTGTTGCGGGGCTTGCTACTGCTGCTATACCAATTGGGGCCAGCCAAACTTGGCAAGATATGACTGCTAGTAGAGCTATCAATGTAACGTACACCAACAGTACGGGCAGGCCAATTATGGTAAACATTACAGGGGCTTTTACCGTCAACCAGTATGTAGAAATTTTAATTGGTGGTTCAGTTATTGTTGCCAAAGCGTCTTGGGATAGCTTCGCTAGTGGTCGAGTTTGGGGCACGGTAAGCGCAATTATTCCTGCCGGAAACACATACCAAGCTACTTCAACAGGGCTTAGTAGTTTGAGCTGGGCCGAACTTCGGTAAGGCGTAAAAATTGATCCAATCACGGCATTCGCACTTTGCAAGGGGGCCTATGAAGGCATAAAGGGGTGCGTTGCCGTCTACCAAGACCTGAAGAAAACGGGCAATGATCTGACAAAGATCACAACTGAGGTTGGTGGGGCGCTCTCAAGTTTCTTCAAAGGCCAAGCGGAACTGGAAACCAGCCATGAAAAAGCGGAAGTTCAACGGGAAGACAACAGGAAGAAGGGGATCAAAGACGACCTTGCCACACAAGCCATAGACAACGTGATGTATCTGCGGCAGACCAAGCAGTTTTATGCCGATCTTGAGAGAATGGTGCGCTGGGAGATGGGAATGCCTGATCTCTGGCGGGAAATCGTTGAAGAGTATCAACGGCTGTTGGATCAAAAATCGGAGCAAGCGGCTCGTGAATTGCACGAAAAGCGGGTGAAAGCATGGCGGCGACAAAGGTTAAAAAATCAGATACTGGACAGGGTGCTGGAAACGGTGGTGGTGGTTTTCGTAATCGGTTACCTGATATGCCTGCTGTGGATAATCAGTCTTCATCATCGGGGTCGATTGGATACCTTTTTGTCTTAGTCCTGTTCGCGCTGGTCTTTGTGTTGGTGCTCCCTTTGGTCGGTATGCTGTATGTGGACACGATGGTTGTGAAGCGAGAGGCCAAGGCCCAGATGGAGAAGGTGGAGAAGCTGCGTAAACAGGTTGAAGAAGATGCCAAACGAGAAGCCGAACCCAGATGACACCTTGAGCAAGGTGCTGGCCTATGTGGACAGCCCGTTCAAGTTGATCGCCATCCTGGTGATGGGGGTGGTGGCCTTCTCAGGGTATTTTCTTTGGCAGAACCAAGAATTGTTGGTGGGGGCATACCGGGAGAACCAGAAGATGCCCTCCATCGCAGAAGACAGAATTGAGGATGCGGCCTCTCACCTGTTCAAGCACACCGGGGCGGTGGTGGTGGCGGTGTTCAAGGTCAACCCAATGTTTGGGACTCGGGTGCTACACAGAGCCTACACAAAGGAAGGCCGGGACAAGATCAATGACGGGCTGGATGTTGGGCTGTTTACATCCAATGCAGCCAACAACAGGGATGTGGTGGCGCTGATGGCGGGGGAGATAACCTGCGGGGCTTACACCCAAGCGCAGAGCGAGATTGGCCTTTGGTACATTGAGAAAGGTATGACCTTTGGGTGTAGAGTGGGTGTGCCGCCTGACCCAAGTAGGTTCATCGGACAGATCACCGTTGGATGGGCCGAACAGCCCGAAGACATGGAGAAGATTCACAACCTGCTGCTTATAGCGGCAACAATGCTTTCAAGGAGCAAACAGTAATGCTGACCCTATTCTCGACCCTGATCTCTTTCCTGATGGGCGGCTTGCCCAAGTTGCTGGAGTTCTTCCAAGACCGCAGTGATAAAAAGCATGAGATGGCCCTGGCGCAGCTTCAGATTCAGCGGGAGTTGGAGATGCGAAAACTAGGGTTTGAGGCCCAAGAGCGGGTCGAGCACATCAAGTCCGAGCAACTGGAGATGGAAACCAAATCCAATGAGAAGCAAGCCCTGATTGGCGCTCAACAGGCTGAGATGCAAGCCATATACGCCCACGATACCAGCCTGAATGAAGGCACAAGCACTTGGATGAAAAACCTGCGTGCCAGCGTGCGCCCGGTCATCACCTACGGCTTCTTCCTGCTTCTGGTGGGCATTGACTGCGCCTTGATTTGGCACGGATTCAACAGCAGTGTGAGCTTTGCGGAAATGGCAAACCAACTGTGGGATGATGAAACCCAGGCTCTGTTTGCCTCAATCATCGCCTTCCATTTTGGCGGCAGGGCGTTTGGCAAATGAAGCTCAGCCCAGGGGCCATCAAGGTCATCTGCCACCATGAAGGGGTGCGGTACAAGCCATACCGATGCCCAGCAAAGCTCTGGACGATTGGCGTGGGCCATGTTCTGTACCCGGAGCAGGGGAAGTTAAAGATTGAGGCGCGGGATGGGTTTGCCCTGCGCCCGGAGGACAACAGACAATTCACCAAGGACGAAGTAGATGGGATTCTCAGAAGCGATCTTGCAAGGTTTGAGCGTGGAGTGGCTCAGTTCTGCCCCGTTCCCCTTACACAAGGTATGTATGATAGCCTTGTTAGCTTTAGTTTTAATGTCGGTCTTGGAACACTCCAGCGTTCAACGCTTCGTCAAAAGCTGCTTCGGGGCGATAAAGCGGGCGCTGCGGAAGAACTCTTGAAGTATTGCATGGCTGGTGGGAAAATACTCAAAGGGCTGCAAAACCGTCGGATTGACGAACGCGCCATGTTCTTGTCATAGGAATCGAAATGCCCTTACAGAAACTTGCATTCAGGCCGGGAACCAACCGAGAAAGCACCAACTACGGCAATGAAGGCGGTTGGTATCAAACCAACAAAGTGCGCTTTCGTTCTGGTATGCCAGAGAAAATTGGTGGTTGGGCCAAAGACAACGGCGCTTTATCTACAGTAATTGCTGGTGTTACCACCACAGTTCTTACCCCCTCTACGGGAACCTTGTGGGGCGTGTGTCGTTCCATGTGGAATTGGATTACGCTGTCTGGGTACAACCTGTTGAGTTTGGGCACCAACCTCAAATACTATATTCAAAACGGCCCTGGTGGTAACTTCTACGATGTAACGCCACTTCGGGAAACCACGGGCGCAGGAGCAGCCACTTTTGCTGCCACTACAGGCTCATCAACCATCGTAGTAACTGACTCTGGATATAACGGTCAAACCGGAGACTTTGTGACCTTCAGTGGTGCAGTTGGTCTTGGTGGCAACGTGACTGCCGCTATCCTCAACGCTGAGTTTCAAATTACATATATCTCCTCAAGCACATACAGCATTACAGTGTCTGTTGTAGCCACTGCTGGTGACTCTGGCAATGGCGGCGCTTCTGTTGTGGCAGCTTATCAAATCACAACGGGCGGTGAGGTATATACAGTTGGCGTTGGTTGGGGTGCGGGTGGTTGGGGCGGTGTAACAACTGGGTATGCGTCTACTGGGTGGGGTTCAGCCGCCCCTGCGGGTCTTGGTATTGGTATTCAGTTACGCACTTGGAGCCAATCAAACTTTGGTGAAAACCTTGTGTTTAATCCTCGTGGCGGTGCGATGTATTACTGGGATACGAATGCAAACCCAACTATTTTTGACCGAGGCGTTGTAATTGCAGCAGGGGCAACTATTAGTGGGTTGACAGTAGATTCCACTTGCCCTTCTATTGCTAATTTTATAACTATATCTGACTCATCGCGGTTTGTTATTGCTTTTGGCACTAATGATCCAACAGGCGTATATGCCACTACTGCGCTTGACCCTATGCAAATTCGTTGGTCAGATCAGGAAAGCATTTGGACTTGGACGCCAGCCATTACCAACCAAGCCGGGGACTATAGACTTAGCCACGGGTCGGCAATCATTACGGCGCAACAAACACGCCAAGAAATTTTGGTGTTTACAGACTCTGCTATCTACTCCATGCAGTACCTTGGCCCACCTTACGTGTGGAGCTTCCAAATTTTGGGGGACAACATCTCTATTGCTGGCCCAAACTCAGTAGCATCTGCCACTAACATCACGTACTGGATGGGGTTGGACCAGTTCTATATGTACTCTGGCCGAGTGGAGATTCTGCCGTCCACACTGCGTGAATATGTCTTTACCGACATAAACAAAGCACAATCTTTTCAATTTGTGTCTGGTACGAACGAGGGTTACAACGAAGTCTGGTGGCAATACTGCTCTGCCAATTCCAATGTAATTGACCGTTACGTAATCTACAACTACAAAGACAATGTTTGGTACTACGGTGACTGGAACAACTACGCTGGCGCTAATCAAGGACGAACGGCGTGGCTGGATAGCGCGTTACGGGCTTCTCCAATGGCTACTGCTTATGGAACTGCTGGCGGAAGTACAAACGCAATACTGGTATATCACGAAGATGGCGTTGATGATGGCACGGTCAATCCGTCTGTCCCAATTGTGGCCAACGTGCAGTCTTCTGATTTTGACATTGGGGATGGCAACAACTTTGGTTTTGTATGGCGCTTGATTCCTGACTTGACGTTTGATGGTTCTGATGTAAATCAACCAACTGCGTATTTCACGGCCATTCCAAGAACTTTCCCCGGCGCGGCGTATGGCCCTTCAAACGACCCTGCTGTGACCAGCGCCCAAAACTACCAGAATCAAATCACATACAACATACAGCAATTCACTCAGCAGGTCTACGTGCGGATTCGTGGGCGTCAAATGGCATTCAGGGTCAGTTCCGGAACTACGGGTAACGCTCTAGACGGGCTGGGGGTGCAGTGGCAGTTGGGCGCTCCTCGTATTGATATTCGCCCGGACGGCAGACGTTAATGGCAACAAACGTAATCATCAACCGCTATCGGCCTGTCGTAGCGCCGCGCCTACCCTCGGCTCCAACAGAGTACAACGCTCAGTACCAAGAGCAGTTCATGAACATCTTGCGGTTGTACTTCAACCAGCTTGATAACTTGACGGGTACTTTGATTGGGGATAACGGGGGACGGTTCTTGCGTCTTCCGTATGGTTCTTTTTCGGACTCAACGACCCAAACAGCGGCAGCAACAGGAACGGCATACGCGGTCACGTTTAACACGACTGAGTACAGCAACGGGGTGGCTGTCAGCACGCCCACATCAAGGATTTTGATTACTGATCCGGGGTACTACAACTTCCAGTTTTCTCTTCAACTTGATAAATCGTCTGGAGCTACAGGGCATACGTACATATGGCCCCGAATAAATGGCACCAACGTACCCCGTTCTGCTAGTGAAGTTGCTATACAAGGAACCGCAGCGGAAAACATTGCAGCTTGGAACTTTGTGCTGGAGATGCAGGCTGGGCAATACTTTGAATTGATGTGGAGCGTGGACGACACCAACATCCAGATTAAAGCTGTTGCAGCGGCGGCTCCAGTCCCGGCTATCCCTTCGGCGATCTTAACTGTGACATTTGTCTCGGCGCTCTCAACATGATACGATCAACCAACCCCCCATTTACGAGGCAAAAATGAGCCTTCATCAAGCTGCCCAACATCTCGCTGCCCAAGGGCGCGGTAAAGACACGACCTTAGTCCACATGACCCCCAACGAGGTTCGTGGGTTGCAACAAATTGCTATGGCTGCTGGAGGGTCTCTAAGCGTCAATCCTTCTACGGGTTTACCCGAAGCTGGGTTTCTTGAAGATATGCTGCCAATGATTATCGGCGCTGGACTAATTGCGGCGACTGGAGGCGCTGCGGCCCCTGCTGTTATGGGTATGAGTATGCCCGCCGCCGTCGGTCTTGGGGTTGGTGGTGTCCAAGCATTGCGTACTGGCAACCTGATGGAAGGTGTCAAAGCAGGTTTGGGTGCCTACGGCGGCGCAGGCTTGGCCACTGGGTTGATGGGCGCTGGTGTTGGCGCGGCACAAAACGCGGCCATTGCTGGAGCGCCTACATCAGTTGTGGGGTCTGAGCTTACACAACAGGGGCTGGCAAATCAAGCGGCGGCGGAAGCTACAAAAACGGCTTTGGCTAACCCACTTGCTACCACTGGGCAGGGGCTTGCAGGGTTAGGTACGGAAGCTGGCCGAGCAGGATTTATGTCTTCGGTGGGCGGAGTTTCTGGCCTTGCAAAATCTGGGTTGGCGGGGTTGGCTCCCATGATGATGGCTGAACCAGAAGCTCCACCAGTAGGAACTCCCGACAGGGATATGGGGCAGCGGTATTCCTACAGTGCAGGGCCGACTACGCCGTTCCCCCAACCCGATGTGCCAAGGGCTGGGTCTCCAGAGCAAGGCCAAAGCTTCGGCAAAGAACAACGTTACTTTACGCCCAGCTACACCAAGATTGATGCGGGGCAAGCTAAATCCCTCTACGGGTTTGCTGGGGGCGGCGGCGTCTCTCATCTTGGCGATTACTCCGATGGTGGCCGACTGCTTCGTGGCCCTGGAGACGGCGTGTCCGACTCTATCCCTGCTGTGATTGGTAAAAAGCAGCCTGCACGGTTGGCCGACGGTGAATTTGTGGTGCCTGCACGTATCGTGTCTGAGTTGGGCAACGGCTCAACCGAGGCTGGTGCTCGTAAGCTATACGCAATGATGGCCAGAATTCAATCGGCCCGAGGCAAAACAGTGGGTAAAAATAAAGTGGCCAAGAACAGTCGGGCCGAACGCTTTTTACCAGCATGACACCACAAGGGAAACTTGAATGGTTTGGGGGCAATCAGGATGCCCTGAACATGTATCGTGCGTTTGTAGACTTGGCCCACATTTGGGATGACCTTGTTGATAAGGACAACCCCGTCTCCGCAGATAAAATCAATCAAGCTTTCTTAACGTGTCTGGTGTACTTGCCTGCTAATCCGTTTTACCGGGCAATTCAAGAACAGATAATGCCAATGTGGTTGGTGGTGGTTTCTGCGTATGAGACGGCAAACCATTTTGAAAAGATCAAAGACGCTCATGGGATTGAGATTGCCCACGGGTTGCGACATGCCTCGGGGAACATACTAGCCTATGCGGTGCATGTTTGTGTGGGCCCAGAAAAGGCTAAAGAAGTCCTTCCCGAAATGTGGAAGAACATATTTTTTGAGCGGTTTGACGATTACCGCAAGGAGCATCTAGATGTTTAAGCTGTCCAGCCTGTTGAATTTTTTACTTGGCCCACGTTTGTCTATCAGCATGGGTGGGGGCAACAGCACTCCTGCAAACACAACCCAGACTACAACGCAAGAGTTGCCTGAGTGGGCACGGGGGTACGCCAAAGATACACTGGCTAAAACGTCGGCATTGACGGACGTTAACCAGAATCCGTATAAGACCTACGATGCAAACCGCATTGCTGGGTTTTCGCCGATGCAGCAACAGTCAATGACGGGTGCTCAAAATATGACAACCGCGCCGCAGTTGGATACTGCGTCTGGCATAGCGGGGATTGCTGGCTCTAGGGCTATAGGTTCTCAGTACAACCCAAATCAATTTGGCGCACAGCAAGTTGGCACGCAAGACTACACGGGGCAGAACGTCAGCCAGTACATGAACCCCTACATGCAGAATGTAGTGGACATCCAACAGCGCGAAGCCCAGCGCCAAGCAGACATCATGGGGACTCAGCGTGCTGGACAGGCCGTTCGCTCTGGCGCTTTTGGTGGTTCCCGTGCAGGCTTGATGGAAGCTGAAGCCGCTCGTAACTTGGCAACCCAGAAGGGTGACATTCAAGCCCAAGGGCAAAACGCTGCGTTTCAAAACGCTCAGCAGCAATTCAATACCCAGCAGCAACGGGACTTGCAAGCGCAGATGGCCAATCAACAGCAGGGTATGACTGCTCAACAGCTTGGAGAACAATCTCGTCAGTTTGGTGCCAACTACGGAATGCAAGGGTTGCAGACTGGTTTGCAAGCTGCGGGGCAGTTAGGGCAACTGGGTGGTCAACGATTCCAGCAAGGTATGGATATCAACAAGCTGCAAAACACCTATGGCGCACAGCAGCAACAGTTAGAACAACAAGGCTTGAGCCAGTCGTATCAAGACTTTTTGAACCAGCAAAACTATCCGTACAAACAATTGGGCTTTATGTCTGACATTTTGCGCGGTACGCCTACGGGTTCGTCATCCTCCGTGAACATGTATCAAGCTCAGCCCGGCGCACTACAAACAGCGACAGGGTTGGGTCTCGGTGCTTATGGCGTTAGCCAGTTGATGAAAGCTGGCGGCGGTTCGGTGTATGAGTATGCTGATGGCGGCTCAGTCACGAGTGATTACAACACTGCCGACATTATTGACACGCTGAGCGACCAGCAATTGCAAGCAGCCCGGCAAAACGCACAGACCCGCAAAGATATGGGCACGCTTGAACTCATTGACGAGGAACTAGCACAAAGGGCTTCCGATCGCGGCGGCATGTCTGCTGCGTTTAATCAGCTTCCCCCCAATGCACAAGAGGATATGTACAAGGCTGCGAATGGCGGCATTGTGGCTTTTGCTGACGGCGGGTCTTATAGGAAGCAAGCCGCAGAGGACCGTGAAACTTTAAAAGGGTTGTCGTTTGCTGCCCCAACACCCGAAGATTACGAAAAGGGCGTGGCCGCTCGGTTGCCGTTTATTGAGAAGATGTATGGTGCGGATACTTTGTCCCCGTACTTGGCCGAGACTAAGGCTGAGCGGGAGAAGTTAAAGAGCGGTAAGGCTATGGACGAAGCCAAAGGTCTTGGCGCGTTGATGGCTGCGGCTGAACTATTTGCTGCCCCCAACATGAACCAAGGCGCGGCGGGCGCGATAAAAGCGTTTACTGGCGAGGTCGCCCGAGTCAAGAAAGATAACAAAGAAGCTGAGCGTCTGCTGCGTTCTTCTGAAATTCAGTTGGCCACTGCCGCACAAGCTCGTAAAGAAGGTCTGATTGGTAAAGCCATGACTGCGCAAGACAAAGCCGACGGCCAATTTATGGAAGCCAAGAAGCTTGAAGCTGGCGTGAAAGAAAAAGTTGCCCAACTGTCTGGCGGTCTGGCTCAAGCTGAGTTGTCTGGTGAGTCTCAGGTGCGTGCTGCGGGTATATCTGCAAACAAACCCACGGACTTGGCCCGTCAAACGGACATTGTGTATCAGGGGATGCTCGAAGCTGGCGCACCCGCCAACAAACAGACGATGGCCAAAGCTGCTGCTCAAGCCGCAAGCGATCTTGGTCGGTATTCAGGCACTGATCGTGCTGCTGCCGCAATGGCGGGCGCAACTCAGAAATCGGTCAAAGAAGCCAAAGAAGCATGGGCCAACAGTGTCTTGACGGATAAAACGCTTAGAAAGCAATACGAAACTTTGCGGAAAGAAGATCCTACGCGGGCCGAGGCATTCCGAGACGATTGGATTGAGCGGGAGATGAGTGTTGGTAAACCTACCCCTCAAGGTGCCCCGGCTCAAGGAGCCCCAACACCAGCGCCAGTACGGGGAGCACCTGCAACGCAAGGAGCCGCCCCAACTGCTGTACCACCACTTAATACATGGATGAGTGCAGCTAAGAAAGCAAACCCCAATGTTTCTGACGCGGAGTTGGCCGCGTACTACAATCAAAAATACGGCAAATAAAGGGGTTCGGCATGGCCATCATTGATCCGTTTGAGGTTCAAACGCCACAACGGAGAGGCATTGTTGACCCGTTTGAGGCGCAGCCTGCCCCACAGATTGTTGACCCGTTTGCCGAAGGGAAACTTTCGCAGGAAACCACATCAAACCCGTTCATGGGAATACTGGGTCGCGCCGCATCTTTGGCTGGCGCAGGCGTTGGGGCCGTGGCAGAAGTTGCCGAGAGGCTTGGCGACAAGTTGGAATTGGCTGTGCCGTTGTCTGGCATAAGCGAAGAAGACATAAAGAACAAGAAGCAGCTTCAGCCGCTGTTTGATTGGGCCAAGTCGCTCAAAGATTTTGACGAGAGCATTGGCTATCAACCCAGCACGCAACTTAAAGAGTTGGCAAGCAACCCCCTCAAAGCTGTACCGTTCATTGCCGAGCGCGTGCTGACTTCTTCTCCAGATATGGTGGCAGCGGTAGGGGTTTTACCTGCCTACATCATGTCGCGCACCAAAGAAATTCTGGATGAGCGCGTTAAGAACGACGAAAAGACACTCGATGAAGCCACTGTCGGAGACGTAACTGCTGCGGTTACTGCCGCTGTTGTAGAAGGCACGCTTGAACGCTTTGCCTCCAAAGGACTTTTGAAGGCTACCCCTGGTAAGACGGGCGCTGGCCGCATCGGGAAAGAGACCGCTACTCAAGCTGGTACTGAGGTTGTAGAAGAAGAAGCAGCGTATCTTGGCGAAGCTGCTGGAACCAAGAAAGGTCTCAGTGCAGAAGAGGCATTGAATCGTGGCTTGGAAGCTGCAATCGTTGGCGGTGGTCTCGGCGCTGGTGTGCAAGGCACAAAAGAGTACCTCAACCGCAAACCTGAAGCCGCCCCAGAGGCACCTGCACAAACAGTTGCCGGGCAACCAACGACTGCCCCTAACGTAGAAGAAGCTGCTGCTGCGCCAACGCCCGGTGTGCCACAAATTGACCCTGCGCGTGTGGAGCAACTGAAAACCACGTTTATAGATATGGGTTTAACGCCCGCCGAGGCTGAAATCAACGCCGTGGAAGCGGCTACTTTAGAGGCAGAAGACGATGCGGCTTACGAAGGAACAGCGCAAGGAGCAGAAGATGTTGCAGGAGTTGACACTACAGCAGGTGGAGCAGGCGCTCCAGTGGTTGGACAGCCCGGTGCAGTCAGCGCCCCCGCAGGAGTTGGAGCAGTTGAGCCAAGTGGAGTGGTACCTGCTAGACAAGATGTTGCAGGAACTCCTGTTGGAGAAGCGGTTCAGCAGCCTGCATTAACAGAGGCCGAAACCAAAACTTCCGGTGCGGTACTCAACGAAGCTTGGACAAAAAATTTTTTAGCTCGCCAAGAGTTGCTTGATGAAGCTGATGCGCTTGGAAAAGAATCAGAAAAAATTTCTGACGAGCTTTATAGTTTGCCCTTATCACAACAGTACGACTCGCCGTTGCGTCAAAAACTGGATGATCTTAACGCGCAACACGACAAAATTATTGCCCAAGTTGATGCACTTGACACCGCAAGAAAACAACTCACGACCGCTCCCGCAGTCGAAGAAGGCATCCCGCCTGTCGAAGAACAAGCTGCGCTGCAAGAAGAACTTGCCGCAGAACAAGCCAAGACGGACGTTGACTACGCCGAGGAAGCTCCCATTCCTGATTCGGTTGCCAACGTGGTTGGCGATCTGGCTGACCTTGCGCCTGAGATTGAGGCCGAGACTCAAGCTGAAACTGAAGCTGCACCCAAAGGCAAACGAGGACCGAAGGGTGCTCGGTTAACACCAGAACAAAAAGCTGCTTCGGACGAACGCCGCCAGCAACAGACCAAAAACTGGAAGTCCAATAAGAAGGCCGTGGATGCTGCGGATGCGGCGCTCACTGACGCACTGACGCCCTTGGACCCTAGCGGCTACGACAGTCTTGAAGCTGCACAGGAAGCGGTTGAGAGCCAACGGATCGGCAAAATTCAAGCAGTCAAATCATTGATGCTGCTGGGTCGTACGCTTAAAGGTACTGAGCTAGGCGCTAGAGTTGAAACACTGCTTAAAAATCCGGCAATCACCGCCAAGGAACTTGCTGATATCAAAGCGGGTATTGCTGCGCAAGTGTCCAAATCTGCTGCTCAAGTCAAAACAGGCCGAGCCGACACCAGATTTAGCGGCATGACCACGGGTCAGCAAGCACTGCGGCACGTCATCAAGACAGGTAATCCATTCCAGAAGTTCTTGGCCCAGCGCCTGCTGCCGTTTGTCAAAGACGTTCGCTTCCAAGTCGTTGAGGAAAATGACCCATTACCCGCACAGATTACCGAGGGCGGCGCTGTCGAAGACTGGGATGCGTCCCGTGGCTTGTTCTTGCGTGTTGTTTCCACTGGCGAACGCTTCGTATTTGTACGGGGTGCAACTGGAGGCCCAAGCCAAGGCGTAAATAACGTCACTGTGCTGCACGAGATGTTGCACGCCGCCCTGAACAAGAAAATGGACATGGCGGATTGGGCTCTCCGCAGTGGGTACGATCGCACTTCCGATTTGGCCACGGCGTTCAAGTCGCTGCAAGAAACAATACGCCTGACGCAAGAGCGCATGGCCGACATGCAAGAAGCTGGCACGCTGCCAGAGTCTATGTATCAACTTGTTGACTCAGGGATATTCACCGACGCTCGTGAGTTTGTTGCGTATGCAATGTCAGACCCCGCCTTCCAAAAGTTTCTGATGGACACGCCGGGGGTGTTGAAGCAGTCGTTGTTCACTCGCTTTGTCAACAATGTGCGGCAGTTCTTCAACATGGGGCCAATGCACACGAGCGCCCT